AATCTCAAGCGAGCTAAGGAGATTAGCGCCAAGCTGAGCGAACCTTTGGTCGCGTCGCAAGTCGAGGCTCTTGGCGAGCGCTTGTCCGGGCGCCTAGTACACCACACGAGCAAAGGGGCGGTCGGTTACTTTTGGTTTGACGAGACTGCCTTTGGTCAACCGGATACTACTCGCAACGCCGTCAAGACCATTGTCGTAGTCGAAGGCGCAGTTGATCTAGAGGTGGGGGGTCAAGCTGAGCGTCGCATAGCTAAGGGGGAGAGTGCGACTATCAACGGCGTGGCCCATTCGCTCAAGGCAACTCAAATAGGAACGCACGGCTACTTTGTGCTCACTGACCTTGATTGATAGTTCCGAAAGGGCCTTTCATGCCGCCAGCGACACCTCCAGGAGATTACGTACCGCGCTCGGAATGTGAAGCGTTCAGAGCTCGGCTGACGGACCGACAGCTTTCATCGGCGGAGTGGCGAGGGGCTATCGACGGGACTCTCCAACACCATACAGAGTCTATTTCTGTACTGACGGACAAAATGGAGAGGCTCTATGTCAAAGTAGCCGCTGTCTCTGCTGCGTGTGGATTAGCTGGTGGCTTGGTGATAGCGCTTCTCCTCAAAGCTATTGCCGGTTTCTTGGGAGGTTCTCCATCCCCACCGTGATTAGGCTTGCTACACGGTGGGGGCGTCGTTAGTATGAGAGTAGTCATTTGCGGAGGATGAAACATGGGCTCTTCTCACAACGTCTTGCATCACCAAGCGCATTCGAATGCTAACTTCAACGAGACATGGATTCCTGGTGGCGCACGCGGCTACTCTCTAGATGCTGTGTTTTACCAAGCCTCTGGAGGGAACACCGCTGATGTAACTGTCTCCATTGTGATGGGGGATACCGCATGGACCGTTGACTCGGTTATTGGGGCAAACAGCTACGTGTTCCCCAGCGCAACTTTTCCACATCCACTTTCGATACCCCCAAGCGGCCGCGTTCGCGTTACTACCGCTAACCTGTCGGGGGGTACGCATGATCTACTGATCGTTCTCTCCGAAGAAGCCAATTTGTGACCTGAGAGGACACAATGGCCAAAAGCAACGCGGTACAGAAGGAAGTTCCTTCTGAGATGACATTGATCAAAGCAGTAGCGTTGGGCGCTCCTCCGGAGGTCCTGCCAAGGACGGAAGTGGATCAGGAGGGGGGCTCCAAGCAGCTAGAAGGTCTCTTTGACCGCGAGGCGCGGGGGCAGTATGTAGTACCGCGCTACAAGCCCGAAGTGTGGGCGCGGGCTTTGGAGATCAACACGCGCCTAGCTCGGTGCGTGAGAACATACGCTCGTAACACTGTCGGTCTTGGGTGGTATATCGAGCCGATCCCTCCGCACCCTGACGCTCGGCGCCGGAGGACTTTGTTTGCCGACTCTGACGCGGATGCTCGTATTCCAGAGGAGACCAAGAAGCGCATTGTGATGCAGTCCGAAAGGCTGAGGAGGTTCTTCAGCAGCCCGAACCCGGAGTACCCTTTCCCGACATTGGCCAAGCGTTTCGCCGAGGATAGAGAGGCTACCGGCATTGGTTACATCGAGGTCGTTCGCAACCTGAAGGGCGAGATTTCTCAAATCTACCACGTGCCGTCCGTAACAGTCCGCCGGCGACAGATCAACGTAGGCCAGAACAAGAGCAGGGTAGAGGGCTACATTCAGATTCGGGGGACCAAGAAGAGCTTTTTCAAAGAGTTCGGCGACAAGCGCGTCATGGACTCACGGACGGGGGTTTATGCTACAAACCCTGCCGACGTGCCTATTGAGTTCCGGGCCACGGAGATCATACACCACCTCATCTATAGCCCTACTTCCATTTACTACGGCGCTCCTCGCCACGTTTCGGCCGCCCCGGCCATAGCCGGCAGTCGCTTGTCAGCTCAGTGGAATGTCAACTTCTTCGAGAACGACGCTGTCCCCCGCATGGCGATCTTGGTCACGGGCGGCAAGCTCGATGACCGTTCGATTCAGACCATCGAGAATTTCTACGAGGCTAAGGCTAAGGGAGTGGAGAACGCACACCGGTGCATCCTGCTTCAAGCGGAGCTTGCGACTGCTGGCTTTACTCAGCAGGAGAAGGCCAAGTTGGAGCTGAAGCCCCTCACCGTTGGTTCAACGCAGGAGGCGAGCTTCCTCGATTATCGTCAGGCCAACGACGAGGAGATACGAGAATGCTACGGCCTGGCTCGCATCTTCTTCACGTCGGAGAACGTGAACAAGTCATCGGCTTACGCTTGTCTGACGGGTGACACGAAGGTGCCGTTGCTTGACGGCCGTGTTTTGACCTTAGAGGAGCTTGCGGTCGATTTTCCTGAAAAGGATCAGTATTTCTGGGTGTACTCTATAGACCAGTACGGTGTTGTTGTGATAGGGAAGGCGTATGCTCCTCGTGTGTCTTATGCCAATGCGCCTGTGCTTGTAGTCACGTTGGCCAATGGTGAGAAAATCAGGGCGACGGGCAATCATCGTTTTATGCTGTCCGATCAGAGCTATGCAAGAGCTGATACTCTCGAACCTGGTACACTGTTGATGGGATGGGACGCTAAAGCAAAGGCTACAACGCCTGTTGCGGTAGCGTCAGTGGAGCCGGGGGGCTCGGCCAAAGTCTATGACTTGACGGTCGATGCGCACGAAAACTTCGCGCTGGCTTCGGGCGTTTTCGTCCACAATTCGCGTGAGATAACCAACGATCAAGAGCTCGAGCCTGAGCGGTTAGAGATGGAGTATCTGTTCAATCAAAAGATCGTCCGCGATCTGCTCGTCGAGGAGCCTTTGGTGCGGTTTCGGTTCGAACGATTGCAGGTCACTGATCCGTCGGAGCGGGCCAGGATAGACCAGACTTATGCCAAGATCGGAGCAATAACTCCAAACGAGATCAGGGATGCGTTGGGCAAGCCCAAGTACCCGCCGGAATACACCTTCGCGGACAAACCGATGGACATAGCCTTGGCCGAGCTCAAGGCTGGGGTAGCGCTTCTCATTCAACAACAGGGAAACGATGCCGCACAACAGATGCTACAGCAAGCGGGCAAGGGTGCTACCGATGACAAGAGAGAGAGGCCGAGCGGTAAAAAGGAGCCTGCACCCAAGAGCGGGCCTAAGCGAGTTACGGACGCGATTCGAAGTAAGGACTCGATCTCCCTCAAGAGTTTTCTTGACGATGAAAAAAACTCCGAAGAAAATGTTGACAACCTAATCGGCCTTGCAGTAGCCTCAGTTATGAAGACGACTGAAGTAGCACTACAGAGTTGGTTAAGCAGCATGGAACATGATGCGCACAAGCTGGCAGAGCGGCCGGAAGACGATGAGCCTGAGACTGTCACGGAACCGGGAGAGTAGCAATGCCTGCAACAGTCGTAACTGAGCCGCAGCCGATACCTTTTGCGTTCGACGTGACTGTCACCAAAGCCTACCTCAACAAGCAAGGTCGGATGTGTGTTGACGCCATAGCATCCGACAATCAAGTTGATCTCCAACGCGACCGGATGACTGACCGTGCGCTGGCCAGCATGGCTGAGCAGATGCGCAAGGGCCTTCCTCTCTATGAGACCCACCAGAGTGTTTTTTCATTCGGGCGCTCCTTCGACGGCTCCGTAGTAAAAACCGACACTGGCTACGCGCTGCAAGTGAGCTGTGAGTTGGACGGGAATTACCCGCAAGCTCGCGATCTCTACAACGAGATTACGAAGGGCCGATGCGATAAGCAGCTTTCCATCGGCGGTAAGCTGAGGAAGGATCAGAACACGGTGCGAGTCGTGTACGGTAACGACGGCATCGTCAGGGAAATTGACGATGTGGCGCTGGACCACCTTTGTACCACAAGACCACAACACGCGGCCAATCCGAGGACGGCTTGGCTGAGCGCGATCATGAAGTCGCTGGATGCGCAGTTGGCCAGCGAGGCGGAACAACAGAGCCCCGTGGGCTCCCAAGGACAAAGCGCGGGCGGGCAGGAGGCAACTGCAGCCCCTGAACTTGACTCAGATGGAGAACAAGACATGGCGAAAGGACGGAAGCAACCGAGGGCTGCAAAGCGTACGCGTGGCACGTGCGTTTTTCAAGACACGGACCCGCGAGTGAAGGACGACGCGGATCATTTCCCGATAGGTGATCTGGCGCACGCTCGGAACGCTTTGGGCCGAGCCGGGCAGTTCGACGAGGCGCCTGATTGGTTCAAGGGCAACTTGCAACAGTTCCGCAACGCGGTCACGCGGGCGGTTTATCGTAAGTACCCAGGGCTCAAGAGTCGTAAGGCCGAACGCGAGGGGACTGCCGAGAAGGATGTGAAGATCGACGAGTTGGAGTGGTCCGAGGAGCTTGTGACCGCTCTCATGAAAGACATCAACGCGCTCGAGCTGGAAGCCTACGCTGAGACAGTGGGCAAGGCGACTGATACCGAGGAATCGGAGACGGAAGAGACCTCAGAGACCTCGGAATCGTCCGACAGCTCAGAGTCGTCAGACAGCTCAGAGTCGTCAGAATCATCGGAGTCTTCCGACAGTTCCTCAGATTCGAGCGATTCTTCTTCGGACTCGGACTCGGAGTCTGACGAGAGCTCTAGCTCCGAGGAATCGGAGGATACGGAAGACAAGCTGCCGCCTCCACCGCCGCCTCCACCACCTCCACCAGCTCCTGAAGAGGAGGAGGAAGAGGAGGAGATAACGAGCGCCATGACGGCCGAAGAAGCGCCGGAAGTTCAAACACCGTCGGCCAAGACACCGGTCCTTGGCCGTACTCCGCCACCATTGCCTGGGGAGACCCCTGAGATGGATTCGACTGAGAAGACAGCCAAGCTGCTTGGCGAGATAGCGAAGCTCCATAAGGGCATCATCGCCAGCATGGATAAGGTGGGTGAGGACATCCGCCATCGAGACGAAGTCAACCGTATACTGGAGAACCTCCGAGACTTCCTGCAGAAGAGTGCGGCCACTCACCTGCAAGCGCAGCCTTGGAAGGAAAACCCTGTCGCCGCACCACGCGATCTGTCCGCCGGTAAAGGTCTGCCTGTCGAGTTCCCGACAGCGGGTTCCGAAGCTGACCTTGCCGGATCATCCGTGACAGACGCGAGAAAGGTTCCTACCTATTCTGAGGTGCAGGCGGGGAAGGATGAGCAGAAGCCTGTGACTGCCGAGAACGCTATGGGCCTCATGCGGACGGCCCTGCAGCAGATGAGCAAATTGCCGACCGCGCAGCAGACTGCACAGTTCGGCAAGGACATCAACGAGATCGCAGGCGAAGTCCGCAAGCACCTTGCCGACGCTCAGGACACGTTTGCCAAAGAGCTTGACGACAAGCTGGCGCCGCTCGCAGAGACTCTGGGAGCGCTCCTGGACAAGTTCGAGGAGATGGACGGTCGCGTGGGCGCGGTAGAGAAGACGGTCGTTCCTCCGAAGGGCGTTCCTGACTCTGGCGACGATGAGCTTGTGAAGACGCAGCCGGAAGGCGGCGTCTGGCAGGGTGTCATCACGCCGCACGCCAAGCGGGCGCTCCGTGAGTACGGATCGGGCACGTAAATCGTTTGGTTTCATTTTCAAGTCTCAACCCCGTTGGACTGGGGAAAAGAAGAAAGGACACACCGGTGGCTCCCGAAAACGAAGAGTACATTGAGAAATCGATCACGACGGGTGATCTAATAGGGGGCGGGCAACTCAACCCCGCGCAACAGCAGCAGTTTGTCACGCTGGTCAAGCGATTTTCTGTCCTGCTGCCCCTGGTTCGTTTCGTGCGAATGCCTCGCCCGATGATGGACGTCGATAAGCTGTGGGTCGGCGAGCCGGTCACGGAGAGCGTTGATGAGGCGACGGACACAACGAACCTCTCCCAGCCGAAGTTCCAGAGAATCACCCTGATTGCCAAGAAGCTCCGCTCGGCATGGAACATCACCACCGAAGTCCTGCAGGGCAACATCGAGCAGAACGACTTCGAGACGAC